ATGAAAGAAACGACTCAGATAATGGAAAAGGTGATGAGCAAATGCATATCGATTGGAGCAAGGCGCCGGAAGGGAGTACACATTTCCACCCTGCCAACTATGGGTACGTAGAGCACTGGGTAAAGATCGACGGCGAAGAGTCGTGGTTCTGTGTAACGGACTTCGAAAGCGGGGGATGGGTGAAAGACTTAGTTCCCTCGAAAAAGCATGCGCTTATCGCCGCACCGGAAGAGGTTGAAGAGAGGCGGCGCGCTAAGATCCTTAACGACCTCGTAAGCCTTATCGACGGCGCAGCGGCTGACGACAAGACAATCGCGCAGGCTATCTACGACGCTGGATACCGCAAACCATGAGCCTCTTAGCCGAGACCATGGAAACGTTGAAGTACACCGAAGCGCAGAACAAGTTGATCTTGGCCGGCAACCTGAAGAACGAGGTACTGGCCGAACGCTTCGGTAAGAGCATTCGGCAAATTCAGCGCCAACGTGCATTTTTGAAGGGAGTGAAACGCGATGAGCAAATGTGAAAAATACTGGGTCTTCGGGATGATCCTTATGCTTTGTGTAAAGCATCAAGACGTACCGACGCTTTGGGGATCTCTTTCAAACATTATCTTCTACGTCGTTAGCCTCGGTTTCTCCATCGCTATGGTCTGGTGCGCGATCCGAGGTGAAAAATGAGCAATCTCGTACTAACGCGTAAGGCCGGTGAGTCGGTGCGGTTGATGATTGGCCAGCGGACTGAGTACCTGGAGATTCTTGAAGTGACCGGCGGCTTCTGCAAGGTTCGTTTGCTATCTAACCTGCACGTTGAACGCGTTCGCTTCCGTGGCGAAATGCAGATCGCAGAAGGCGTCACGGTTACCGTTCTGGACCTCGCAAAAGGCCATGCAAAGCTTGGCTTCGATGTACCGCGCGATGTCCACATCCTGCGTACTGAACTGATAAAGGAGAAGGAAAATGATTGAAGAATACAAGGCCCTCGCAGCAGAGCTTCACAATGTCCACTACGACGCGCCGAACGGCGAGCTGCTGAAACGTGCTCAACGGGCTATCGACGTGCTCAATGCGCCAGGCGTCAACGACTTCAGCAACTACCTACATCGGCAGATAGAAACGAAGTTAGCCCGTGCAGAATCTGAAGCCGCTTCAGTTCGTGTTGAGTTGCGCCTTATGCGAGAGCGCTGCGCAGAACTAATGTCGCAGCACGAACCGCTGAACGGCCTTGCCGTGGATCGTGAACTCGTTCGCCAGGTTCTCCACTACGTGCAATGTGGGAGGCTGAAATGATCCTTGATAAAACGATTGACGAGGCGCTGATCGAGATCATGCGCACCAAGAAAGCCTTGGAAGCGTTGCGCAAGGCGCGTAAAGGCGTAACAGGAACAATGGGCGAAATGCAGGTCCATGGCGCTTGGGTATACACCGATCAGATCAAGGAGCACGCAGCCGCCAAGCGCGCCAAGCGCGCCACGCTCGACCTGACGCGCAAACTTGCTCAACTGAGGGCGGGGCGATGAGCATTGAGTTTGCCCAAGATAGAAACCCTCCACAAAAGGGCCTTTACGTTGCGTATGTCGACGGGGACTACCCGATAGCAGCCAACCGCATGCTGCTTCTGTGGAGTGGCCAGCAATGGGAATATCAGCTTTCCGATCAGCGGTACCGCGGTACCGTATACGCGTGGGCTGGGCCGCTCCCTCACCTGCCGTTGACTACGTGAACCGCTACCCGTGCCGCTGTCGCCGTTGCGGGGCCAGGCGAACCCTGGCCGAGCTACCCGAGAACATGCGCAACGGCTGCAAGTGCAAAGCGTGCCGGGAAGCACGAGCAAAAGGTATAGAGCCGATCGTGCATTGCGACTGCGGCGGCACGTACCGGGTAGACGTGTACCGGCTCAAGACTGAGCACAAAAAGTACGGCTGTCAGTGTTCGGGCTTCCCGTTCGACAACGGCACCCACCGCAAAGGCAGTTCCAGCCCCTCGAATGGTTGGTACTGCATTCATAACGTGAAAGGAGAAGGACGATGAAAGGTGAAAAGATCCTATACGACGAAGAAGAGTTTCCGACGTACCGCATTGCGCACGACGCCACCCAGTACAAAGTCGAGTTCAATGTCTTCGAGGTAAACGGCGCTTACGAGGGCGAAGAAACCAAATGGGTTATCGCTGACGAGCAGCCGATCCTCAATGGTGAAGTGAAATGGGACGGCTGCAGCAACTGGGATTATCTGACCAGCGAATGCATGGCTCACTACTGCGGCGTATCCGGCGTAAAGCGTTTCGGTGATATGCAAGTCCACCTCTACGCCTTGGCCGCTCAGCTGATGGTTGAGTTAGGAACCGTTTACCCGGCACAGAATCCGGAAGAATTCTTCCCCTCGTAAATAGCTACAAGTATTAGCAACTAAACCACTTGACATACCTTGTGCCGCTGTCTACCATCTGCGGCACACCTTAACCGAAAAAGGAACTTGCAACATGTCGATCGAAGCCCTGATCCAAGCCCATACCGAAGCGCTGCTCGCCAACACCGAAGCTGTCAAGCTGCTGACCCTCTCCCTGGCCGGCCGTACGCCTACGTCGAAAGAAGCCAAAGCAGAAAAAGTTGTTGAGCCGGCAGTCGTAAAGCAGGAAGTCAAAAAGGAACCTGAGACGGTTGAAGTGCCGGTTGAAAAGGTACCTGAAGTTGAACAAGCCAATGTCCCGTACGAAACCGTCCGCGCATTGGTGCTGAAACTGGCCCCGACGCAGCGTGACGCGATCAAGGCGCTCAACGTCAAGCACGGTATCGCTAACCTGAAAGTGCTTCTGGACAAAGAAGACGACTTCAGCACCGTGAACGACCAGGTGAAGCTGGAAGCCGTTTACGCCGATCTGCAGGCACTGGAGGCGTAAGCCATGGTAAAAGCAATCGATATGCTTCGCGCTTGGGTAGAACTCGGGGCGTCGCAGGAAGACATGCATACTGGCGATTACGCTGACCGCGTAATTAACTCCTACAACAACTGCGAACTGCTTGAAGCGATGGATGATGCTGCCACTTGGGAGCAAAGCCTATCCGACGACGAGCTTCGGGAAAGAGGTCTCCTCTAATGGGCGCACATGCACTCTTAAGCCCTAGCGGTATGCCGGCAGCCATTCGCTGCTTGGCTAAGCCGCATCGGGAACGTGGGTTGCCCGACCAGTCGAGCAGCTTTGCGGACGAAGGCACCGCAGCGCATTTCCTGATGGAACAATGCCTGCTGGAAAACAAGCACGCCAAAGACTTTCAAGGTCTACGCATCCAGGTTAAGGACGGCGTAACAGAGTTCCACACCTCGGGACAATATCCTGTCGGGCTCGACATGATCGCCCCAATGCAAAAGGCTTTGGATTACGTTCGGGCCGTCGCCGATGGTGCGACAATCTACACCGAACAGAAGCTGAGCATCGCGCACATTACTGGCGAGCATTGGCACAAAGTTACAGGCGCGGTCTGCTTCCTGACTGACGTAGGAAACTTTGTAGATTTCGACACTGGCGAGATTTACACCCAAGACGAAGTAGAACCAGCCACTGGCACTACTGACGTTTGGATCATCAAGGGTAGTGTTGCCCACTCGATCGATCTGAAGTGGGGAATGGGCGTCCAGGTCTTCGCCAAGGGAAACGAGCAGCAGGAGATGTACACGGACGCCGGTTTGCAGGAGTTCGACTTCCTGGGCGAAGTAGAAGAGATACATCTGCACATCCTTCAGCCGCGTTTGCACCACTTTGACGAACACGTCATGTCTCGTTCTGAACTGGATGCGCGTATCGAACTGATCCGCCAAGCGGCAGAGCGAATCGCGTTCGCCAAAGGCGATGAACTGCCGGCTACGCCGGGCGAGAAGCAGTGCAAGTTCTGTAAGCGCGCAGCTACTTGCGAAGAACGTACCGATCACACCATGGAGCTAATCGTGGGCGAATTTGTTGACCTGGAAAAAGGGTTCATCAAAGTCGAAATGCCGCAGGCAGAGAAGCTGTTGGCGCAAGCCTTCGACGTGACGCCAAAAGCGATCACCTTTCAGCACGAGATCGACGACGGTGCGCAGAACCACCAAGCGGCATGCTTCACCGTCAAAAAGCCGAACATCCGTCCGAGTCTTGAAGCGGCGGAAGCCAAGTTGCCGGACGCATCGGACGAGCGTTTGGCAACGCTGATGGACGCGGCCGACATGATCGAAGGCTTTGCCAAAGCGGTACGCGCTGAAGTTGAGCGCCGCCTACTGGCCGGTAAGTTCACCGATGCTCGCTACAAACTGGTCGAAGGTCGCCAGGGTGCGCGTAGCTGGACCAGCGAGGAGGAAGCCGAAGCCGCGCTGAAGGCGATGCGGTTGAAGGTCGACCAAATGTACGACTTCAAGCTGATCAGCCCTACAACGGCTGAGAAGGTCTTGAAGGAGGCCAACCCACGCAAGTGGAACAAGCTGCAGCCATTGATTGGCCGTAGCGATGGTAAGCCATCCGTAGCACCGGCCAGCGATAATCGCCCCGCTTTGAGCATGGCGATTGCCGAACAGTTCGAAGAGCTGCCGGCGGAAGAACCCCTGGTCGTTGTCGAAGATAATTTCGACGATCTTGTGTGAGGCCCAACGCATGAACAGCTACCGGATGAGCCATTCGACATGGCAGCAGGCTACAGAGCACGCCGAAAGGCTGAGAAGGCAAAACGCAAAGAAAGTCGCGGTCGTTGAGACTTCGCACGGATGGGACGTCACTTGGCGCCAGCCGTAAACTTAAACCACTGAAATACCAACGACATATACTGAGGATTTACCATGAAACATACTTTCCAAAACGCCCGCATTTCCTTCCCGAACATCTTCGAACCGAAGGCTTCTGAAAGCGGTTCGCTGCAGTTCAGCGCGGCTTTCCTGTTCGACCCTGCGCACCCTGGTATCGCCGGCCTCGATGCGGTGATCGACCAAGTAGGTAAAGCCAAGTGGGGCGATAAGTGGGGCGCGGTCAAGAAGGAACTCAAAGCGGGCGACAAGCTGCTGACCCACAACGGCGACAGCAAAGCTTCCCTGGCGGGCTACGAAGGCAACCTTTACTTCAACGCCTACAACACTGTGCGGCCTACCGTGGTAGACCGCGACCGTAGCCCACTGGTAGCCGCTGACGGCAAACCGTACTCCGGCTCCTACGTTAACGTGATCATCGACGTGTGGGCGCAGGAGAACAAGTACGGTAAGCGCGTCAACGCCCAGCTTCAAGGCATCCAGTTCGTTAAGGACGGCGAAGCGTTCTCCGGTGGCGGTACCTCGGCAGACGCCAGCGACTTCGAAGAGATTGCAGACGGCGCTGATGCGGACGACTTGGCGTGAGCCGGCCGTACCCTTCTACGGTAGAGGACTTTCGAGTCTTCTACCGCAACTACCCGAAAGAAGAACTGCTTGAAGCTTTGGCACAGCTTCACGTAACCAATTTGGAGCAGTTCAAGGAGCTCACAAAGCTGCGAAAGCTTTTAGCCGAAGCTGAACAGCGACCGTAAACACAGCAACACCAGACAGCCCGGCTTGCGTCGGGCTTTTTGTTGACCGCTCGTCGGTATACGCAAGACAATACAAGTAATGCGTTGTACATTTGCTTTAACGAAAACAAACGCAGGGAGTAACGGGAAATGCAAAAGTATTTAGTCTTCGCCGGTGAAACGTATTACGCACTAGGCGGCATGCACGATTTCAAAAAGGGTTTTGATGATCTTGGTGAAGCTATCGCCTACGGATCTTCCATCATGGGCTACAGAAACGATTGGTACCACGTCGTAGACTATGCGGACGGGACAATTATCGCCTCTAGCGAGACGCAAGCCTTCGGTGTCGAAGACTGAGAGCAAGCCAAATGAACATCGCATTCAGCATCCAGTGCTACAAGAAGCTCCGCGCCAAGGGATACAAACCCGCCGCCGCGCTCTACGCAGCAAAGTTCTACAAATCGCGTTATCCGTTCATCAAGTAGCGGGGAAGCGAAATGAGTGTTTTAACTCAAGGAACTATCTTGTATTCAGCTACTCGCGCCGAACTGGCCCGCTTAGCCGACGATCCTTATGGGTACTGCATGGCCCATTTCTCGTTGCGTACCTTGGACCGCGAGCTGAGGACAGTGGCGTTCAAATTCGACGATGAGTCTGAACTCACTTTTAATATCCGATATGAGGTATCCGAGTCGTGAACCGCATGTCGCAAGCCCTCGTCGAGGAACGTTGGGGCATTCCGTTCTGGCAGTTACTGGCCGACTTCGCTGATCAAGGCTTACCTCGTAGCACTGCCTGCAAGGCACTGGGCTACAGCCGTTGCTGGTTCTACCAGGTGTTGCGCAATAATCCGGATAAAGACCCGTTCCCGGATGTGAACATCGTCGCGGCCTATTCACGTGACACAGGGGAGACCTTGAAGGCCGCAGTTACGCGTATGGTCCAGGCCGGCTACACCGGGCGCCGTATTGCACGAGAAGTTGGGTACACCGACTGGTCCAGCCTGCGACGTACCCTGGAAGGCAGGGGAATCGATTTTCCCCTGCCGAAGAAACGGATAAGGAGACTCGCTTGAACCTCGAAAAATGCATTTTCCTCGACACAGAAACCTTCTGCGAAACGCCCATCAACAACGGGACGCACCGTTACGCAGAAGGCGCCGAGATCATCATGTGGCAGTGGGCGGTCGGCGATGGGCCGGTAGAGATTCGCGATGGGGATGAAGACGTGTCGGATCTCTTAGCGCTACTGGCTGACCCTTCTTACGCGAAAGTGATCCAGAACAGCGCTTTCGATCGCACCGTTATGACCCACGTGATCGGCTTTACGATACCAGTGGAAGAGACGTTCGATACGATGGTCTGCGCTATGGCGCATTCATTGCCGGGCGCTTTGGAGAAGCTCGGCGACATCCTCGGGATCGCGAAGGACAAGGCGAAGGACAAGGCCGGCAAGGCGCTGATCCAACTGTTCTGCAAGCCACGACCAAAGAACCAGATCCTCCGACGTGCTACTCGTGAAACCCATCCTGTCGAGTGGGAAGCGTTTCGCGAGTATGGGCGTCTCGACATCGAGGCCATGCGTGAGATTTACAAGAAGCTGCCGCGGTGGAATTACCGGGGCGCTGAAAAAGAGTTGTGGCACCTCGATCAGCGCATTAACGAACGCGGCGTGCTGATGGACTTAGACCTTGCACACGCCGCTATCCGGGCCTCAGATCGCGCGCAGAAGGAACTGTCGCGTCAGGCTAACGAAATGACGGACGGTGCTGTCAGCAGTGCTAACCAGCGCGACAGAATGCTCGAGCATATTCTCGAAGCTTATGGCATTGCGTTGAAGGACCTGAAGGGCAGTACCTTAGAAAAAGCCTTGGAAAACGAGGACATGCCGGAAGAGCTCAAGGATTTGCTACGCGTCCGTCAGCAATCCAGCAAGTCTTCCAACAGCAAGTACAGCCGGGTTATCAACGGCGTGAGTTCTGACGGCCGCCTACGCGGTCTGCTGGCGTTCTGTGGCGCGTTACGCACGGGACGTTGGGCAGGACGCCTAATTCAGCCGCAGAACCTGCCCAGGGGTACTCTCAGCCCCGAAGGCGTGGACAACGCAATCGAAGAACTGCTCCACAACGCCGAGGATCTTATCGGCGGCCCGACGGTTATGGACAAATGCTCCAGCGCTATCCGCGGGGTTTTCATAGCACCCCCCGGGAAGAAATTCGTCGTGGCCGACTTAGCGGGTATCGAGAACCGGGTATTAGCCTGGCTGGCCGGCGAAGCCTGGAAGCTTGAAGCGTTCCTGGACTTCGATCTGCGCGACGGCCACGACATGTACAAACTCGCCTACGCCAAAGCTTTCGGCATCCGTCCGGAGGACGTAGGCAAGCACGAACGTTCGATCGGGAAAGTTTTGGAACTCATGCTGGGCTATGCGGGAGGTGTAGGGGCATACATCACGGGGGCCTTGACTTACCGCATCGACCTGGAAGACATGGCGGAAAAAGCTTGGGACGTTATCCCCGTCGCGACTCGCGATGATGCCGCCAGTTTCCTCGAATGGCAACTCGGCCAGGGGAAAAGCCAATACGGTTTGAGTGATCGCGCATTCATCGTCTGCGACAGCTTCAAGCGCCTGTGGCGCGAAACTAACCCCGCTATCGCCGCATGGTGGAAAGATCTGGAGGACGTTGTTAGACGTGCGATCAACAACCCAGGCCAAACGCTTACCTGCCGTATGCATAAGGTTCGCCGCGACGGCGCGTGGCTTCGAGTGATGCTGCCGTCCGGGCGATACCTGTGCTATCCGAATCCCCGCGTCGAAGACGATGGCGGTATCACGTTCATGGGCGTCAACCAGTTCACCCGCAAGTGGGAGCGATTGCGCACATACGGGGGCCGGCTGGTGGAAAATATTTGCCAAGCAGTGGCGCGGGACGTACTCGCGTACTCCCTCCCCTCAATCGAAAAAGCCGGTTACGAGATTGTCCTGACCGTTCACGATGAGATTATCAGCGAAGCGCCGGACACCGACGACTACACGCACGAACACCTGGCCGAACTGATGTCCGCTGGTTGCGACTGGACAGAAGGCCTACCGCTCGCCGCCGCCGGCTTCGAAGCGTATCGCTACCGGAAAGGTTGACTACAAGTCGAATCTTGCATAAGCTTGCGTACAAATAGAGGAGAACCGAAATGCGCACCATCCGACTTGACCTTGAATACCCGCGTGAAGGCAGCAGCGAAACCCTTACTTTTGAAGTGGAAGACGACGCGACCGATGAACAGATCGCCGCAGACGCTGAAACCGAATTCTATAATCGCTGCAATTTCGGATGGAGTGAAATCGATCCGGAGGATTCAACATGCTGAAGCCCCGCATAAAACGTTCCCAGTGGCGGGCTAGCAATCTGCGTTGGATTTGTTTTAGCGGCACGCGGGAAAAACAAAAGGGGTATGGCTCCACGCCATACGAGGCTTACGCACGATGGGCGTCCAAATCCCGGAGAAGACCAAAATGCTAGAGCGCGATATCGAAGCGTACCTCGTCAAGCGCTGCAAAGAGATTGGCGCGCTTTGCGACAAGTTCACGTCGCCTCAGCGTCGTTCGGTCCCTGATCGGCTGATCACCTTCGGCGGTCGCGTGTTGTTCGTTGAGCTGAAAGCGACCGACAAAAAGCCTACCGAAGCTCAGGTGCGCGACCATGAGCGTCGCCGTGCTGCGGGTGCCGAAGTGGTTTGGCTGGATAGCAAAGAGGATGCTGACGAGGTTATAGGCGCTCTGCGGAAGCGCAGAGCAATCGAATTTGACCATGAATTCAAGGTGGTTTGCTGATGGCGACTAGGCACGAAGGGCCGATCCCTGAAGGTAAACAGCGCTGCCGTCGCTGTGAAGGTTGGGGCGTAACGCACTACAGCGTAGAAGAAATCGGCAAGCCCGTCGGTTGCTCAGATTGCGGGGGTCTTGGGATAACCGACGCCCCCTCAAAGCCAGTATACCCAACTGCGGATGAGCAGTTTGACGGGTGGTTATCAGACCGTACACACGGCCTCTACACCGACGAAGAGGAAGCCTTAGCGCGTGCTGCATGGAAAGCTGCCCAGGAGCGTTACGGCGATGGCTATTGATTACAAGCCCCACAAGTACCAAGACCTGATCATGTCGGCGATCCACGCGACCAAGCGTTTGGCTGTGTGGGCCGGAATGGGTCTTGGAAAGTCTGTCAGTACGGCCACGGCGCTGGAAGACCTCTCGCTTACCGAGGATGTCTACCCGGTTCTTATCGTCGCCCCGTTGCGCGTAGCGCGCACCACCTGGCCGCAGGAGTACCAGAAGTGGACCCACCTTAAGCATCGCCGAGTCGTTACGATCTGCGGCGCGCTCAAGGAACGCCAAGCCGCACTGCGCATGAAGGCTGATGTCTACACGGTAAACTTTGAGCAACTGGAATGGTTGGTGGAGCACTTCGGCGACAAGTGGTCGTTTCGCACAGTGGTAGTCGACGAAGCGACCAAGCTCAAAGGCTTCCGGCTGCGTCAGGGTACGCGACGTGCCAAAGCACTGGCCCGCGTTGCGCATACCAAGATCAAGCGAATCATTCTGCTGACCGGTACGCCGAGTCCTAACGGTCTCCAAGACCTTTGGGGACAGATGTGGTTCGTGGATAAGGGCGATCGCCTTGGCCGCACCTACGATGCCTTCAAACAACGCTGGTTCAGGGCTTCGCATACCGGGTTCGGCGTCGAGGCAACCGACCAAGCGCAAGAGCAAATCCAGAAAGCACTAGGCGACGTGTGCATCACGATCGACGCGGCGGACTGGTTCGACCTTAAAGAGCCGATCGTGAACGTGATCCGCGTAGAGCTGCCGCCGGCCGCGCGCGTCCTCTACAAGAATATGGAAAAACAGATGTTCATGGACTTGGAAGGCTCACAGGTCGAAGCGCTGAACGCGGCTGCGAAGACGCAGAAGTGTTTGCAGATTGCCTCGGGCGCGGCTTATGTAGAAGGCGGGCCGCAGTGGAAAAAGATTCACGACGAGAAGCTGAACGCACTGGAGGAAATTCTAGAGGAAGCCGCCGGTATGCCAGTGTTAGTGGCGTATCACTTCAAGAGCGATCTGGAACGTCTACTGGCGCGTTTCCCTCAAGGGCGTCACTTGGACAAGAAGCCCGAAACGATCGACGCATGGAACCGCGGTGAAATCCCGATCATGTTCGCCCACCCGGCCAGTGCGGGTCACGGTCTGAACCTGCAGGACGGAGGCAATATCCTCGTGTTCTTTAGCGTCAACTGGAATTTGGAGGAGCATCAACAGATTATCGAACGTAACGGCCCAGTGCGCCAGTTACAGGCCGGCCACAACCGCCCCGTGTTCCACCACTTCATCTTGGCTGCCGATACCGTGGACGAGCTTGTACTGGAGCGCCTGCAGACCAAACGAGAGATCCAAGACATTCTGTTACGCGCAATGCGTGATAACGGATTCAACCCGGTAGAGGATGCAGCATGACTATCCCACAGCAGTATTTCGTTAACCACAAGACCCGTATGCGCAGCATCTTGGGCGGACGCGGCCCTGATCACGAAGCAAACGTCAAGCAGGCTTTGAAAGGCGGCTACATCGAAGTCACTGCCGACGAGCAAGACGCCTTCGGACGCGATACGCAGAAGCTCTTAGACGCAGGCTGGGGCGGTTCGCCGCGCAACTTAGCTAAGTACCTGCACGTTCTGGAGAAGGCATCATGACCCAACAGAAAACCGGCGGCAGCGTCGACTATTACAAATGCCACGTCGCTGACCCCATTTCCGAAGGCGAACCATACACCGCAGAGAGCATCGACATTATCGAAGCGCTCGACATGACCTTCGCCGAAGGCGAAGCGTTTAAAGCGATCTGGCGTACTTGCACTGGCCGCATGGGAGGCGCGGTAAAGGCCGACAACAAAGCGTTATACAACGCTGAGAAAGTTGAATTCTTCGGCGCTCGCATGGTGCGGGCTGCGAAAAGGAGTGAAGCGGAATGAAGTACGTAGTCACGAAAGACGAGGATGGGGTTCAAGAGATATTCATCTTCCCGAAACGCTACAACCATGACGACTTCGCCGACGACATCAACGGTCTCAGAGTCCGCGACCCGAACAATTATCGCGAGTGGGAACGAAAGTACAAAGAGCCAATCGCCGCCGGCTTCACCGACGGTAAGACGTGCTTTGGCCGCAGTGAAACTCTCGACCTCGATAGTCGCGGTCGCCTTGACGAGATGTTGATCGAATGAAAATCGGCGTACCAGTGAAATGTCAGAACGGGCACCGCGCCGTGTGGTTCTACAGCTTTCGCGGGCTTGACGTGATCAGCGAAGGCGTTCGGCAAAATGAGAAATGCGCGTGCCCTAAACACGAAATTGGCCAGGGTTATTTTGCCGACGGTGAACCGTTTGTCGTGGTCGGCAATCCGCCGCAGTGGGGAGGTTGACTACAAGGAAACGCTTGTGTAGGATTGCGTTCAACTAAACGGAGGGATTTGAAATGAACGAAGCAATCGTAACTATAAATGGGGTGCAGCTAACCGTGGGCCAGTCAATGGCGCTTCGAGTTGCTGTCGGCAGCTTTGCACAAAGCATGCAGGATAACGGTTTGGGCGATGACGCTCACGGAAAAGCCATGGCCGAAGCCTACATCGCCCGGATTGCAGAAATTGAAAGCCTGATCGTTAATCCCCTCCGCGGCCCTTCCAAACAGTGCGCCGCTTCGGGGCAGGCTGACTGCTACCGCAGCACTGTTCCGGGTTCGGAATATTGCGCCGAACATAGCAACCGTAAAATCAACCGGACAACGTCATGAAAATCCTAGCGATGCTCTACATGCTAACCGCGAATGGCCCGGTGCCAGTGGCTGCGTACTTCACGCAGGACGCCCAGGTTATCTGCCGGGCGACAGCCGCTGCGCAAAATGCAACTGAGGAAGAGGAGTATTACTGTGAGTGACTACCTCGAGTACGCCGGCACCTGCAAAGAAGCTTGCGAAGCACTAAAGGTCGAGAACCCTGAGCTTCGTTTAGTACGGGGGTACTATGAATGCCCCATGTGGGGAGATCGCCAGCATTGGTGGCTAGAGAAGCCCGATGGCACGATCATAGATCCAACCGTAAAGCAATTCCCCACTGCAGGCATCGGGGCGTCCTACCGCGAGTATTTAGGCGAAGACCTAAGCTGCGAGGAATGTGGAAAAGGCGTGCCGGAAGAAGACGCAGTGACAATGGGTAACTTTGTCGTTTGCTCTACCCGCTGTGCAATGCGCCTAGTCGGACTCTGAGGAGAGGGATATGACCATTCAATTCCGCTGCAAAGGCTGCCGATACGAGTGTACCGAACCTGAGTCGGATCACGCCCGTAATGGATTCTGTGCGACCTGCAACGCGAGGGGCGTAGGGCTGCCGCAGATAAAGAAGGTGGAGAAGTGGGAAGCGCGCGACGGGTCTTTCCATGACAGCTTAGAAGCCGCGCAAACCCATCAGCTTATGGCAGAGGTCACTACGGCGTTGCGTACCTGTGACGGGCGTCCCGATTCGCAAGCGCGCCATTTGCTATCACACTTCGATATCGTTCGTAAAGGAGATATGCCGAAAGGTATGTTTATTGCGCCGGCCACGATTGAATACCGGAAATCACCGAAGGATGTTTGTAGGATCTGCCTTCTCGTTTGGGGTATAGCTATCGGCCTAGGGCTAGGATTCGCCCTGATGCACCTTCGCTGAACGCTTCCTCAATTCCGACCGGCAGAACTGCAACTCGGCGTACTGCCGGTCGAGTCCTCTTCGCAGATCCCAATAAGCGCGTCCAGCTTCGGCTGTAAGTTCTGCGGTTCCGCTGACAGCTCCGCCGGGAACGGTTCCATCGGCGCGCACTGCTGGGCAACTGGCTTTGACACGCAGCCGCTTAGTGCCATCAGCAACAGCCCGCTCAAGAGCACTCGTCTCATTTTCTTTACCTGCCTTGTAATCGATGAAGACCTGACGAATTTGTTCGGTCTGTGCCCGCGACGCGATTAGTTGTTGGTTCACTGCGTCCAGGTTCGCGCTTATCGATATCGCCGTAGCGATATCCCTCTGCTGCACGTCACTATCCCAGCGCAACCCTTGGACGTACCACGCGCCGCCAGCGCCTACGAGAAGCGCCAGCGCGTAGGCGTAAGCCGAGTTCACGATATAGCCCATCGCGGAAAAATATTTAAGTGATGCGGGATCGGCCATTGATCAGGCCTAAAAGCCACTGATACCGCGAACGCCAGTGTATGAATTTTCATACCAATACGCTCAGAGCGAGACGGTAACGGGCTTTGCGATCCTCAAGACCGTTCGTGCCGCCGTTGATCGCCCGGGTGATGTCGGTGAACCGATCCTGATCCGCCAGTGCATTCAGGTTGCGAGTCGACCAGTACCAGGCCGCAGACTTCGCAGCCCATTCCGGCTGCTCAAGCAATTCAGGGTTTTTCAACAGCCGATCGTCGCCGAACAGCGCTTGGCTGCACTTAACGTAATTCGCCCGGCCGGTGACTTGAATCAATCCACGGCCGGCAAAACGCGCTCCGTCACCGGGTTGCGTATTCCCGAGATCTTTTCGCCCATCGTACTTGGCGAAGTAGCTCGGGCCACCCAGTTCTTTGCTGTAAAGCAGGGAACCGCTCTCATGGCCGATCTGCGCGAGGAAAGCCGCTTGGCAAAGACGGGTGTTGATCTTACCGTCGGCCATAGCTAGGGTGAGCGCGGGCGCCCACTTCTGAGCGCGGGCGAGGGGAATGTTCATTGCTGCAGCGAGAGTAGTGGCTTCCATCAGCGGGCACCGTGTGAGCGATTAGGGATCATTTTCGCCACATTACCACGGCACATTAGGATCAGCCAAAATAGGGCGCCGAAGGCGCCGATGTGAAGCCATTGGCCCCCCATTGATCTAGGTTCTATAGCGCCCGTGATCAACGCAGCGCCAAGGCCCAGGTTACTGGCCGCCATGATAGTAGCAAGAAGGGATACAAATACGCGGTGCCGCGATCCGTGCGGTTGATACGAGAGCAGTAAAAACGCGATCCCCAAGTGGAAGAATTCGCGAATAAGTGTCAGAACGCTATCAAGATCCATCGTTGTCGCTCCGGCGTTTAAACATCGGGATGCGGTCGAGGATATCCTTCAACCAGTCTGGCAAAGGGCCACTCTTGTCAATCACGAAGTAGAAAGCAGTAAAGGCGACCGCGGCCAGGGCCGATACAGTAGCTGACACCAACATGGCCTTTTCGTTCCAAGGTTCGCCAGTCACCTTGCCGTACCAGAAGACGCCGGCTGCGTAACCGAGGCCGAATGAGAACAGGCTAAGCTTCATGCGCTGCCAACCGGAGGTGACCATAGGCGCGGCCAGAAAAAAGCAGCAACCGAATGCCGCTCCGGTTGCCGCCCAGGGGTGGATTGCGAGTAGGACTACGCACCACCATACGATGGCTTCGCGGGTACACTGCTCAAACATCGCGGCGCCTCTTCGTATTAAATTAATATGGCTCCGATTGTAGCACTAAGCCCCCGCCGGCGGAAAGTTGTCGTCATCCGCGTACATCCGCACGTCGTAATTCACTGCGGAGAGGCTGCAGCTTTTAGTGCCTTTTGGCTTAACCTCCGTGATCAGCGCCGGGTAGATCCAGCGGCTCTCGTGACCAAACTGAATGATAGGATTCATCATCCCATCCTCATTGAACTGCGGGTCAAAGTCCAAGGAGGGTATGGTGAAGCGCTTATTGTCGATACGCGTGGCGGTGTATGGTCCAGAGGCTGTACCGTCTCTACGGCGCACTACGACTTTGTAAACGCCCGGTACTGACCAGTCTAGGTTCACCGACACGCCAAGGTTGACGATGCCCTCTACAGCTTGCGAATAGCTTACTACTTCGGCGTGCTGCCCTCGCTTTGGCGTTGAGTCACCTAAGCCGGCGTACGACATGTAACTACTGTTCAGACCTGCAAGTTCAGTCTCGAACTCGTACGAACCTTGGCGGTAGAGATAGCCACGCCGCACACGCATGCCCCAGCGCCAAGCTCTTGTGCGGTCGCCTACCCCCTCAAGCTTTTCCTTTTTGACCTTTGTGCCGAGGTCGCCAGGCAAGCGGCATTGCACGGTCTCGTTCTGCTTGGTGACGTGATCGAAGTATTCAACGTCGACGCCGTTAAACTGATCAGGCAGGCCACCGCCCACAAAGTTTCGCTTCATTGGCTTGAGTATTACCCGAGGATTGTAAACGTGGTCGAAGCTTTCACCTCGTGGCTCATCCCGGACCGGCACGAGAACCCCGCGATCAATGGTCAATTCGCTGAATCCGGGCGTCAACGCTTGCAACAGATAGCCTTTAACTGTGTCCTGTTCCGTTATGATTTTGTCGTAATACTCCCCGCGTGGCGTCCAGCGTGTTGACTCCAAGCGCTCAAGCTCAGCGATGTCCAAATCCTCAGTATCCGAATATCCAACGTCTCGGCATATCTGCCCGATAGTTGCTGAAATTTCTCGGGTCGGTTCAGCCGTCTGCCACGCTCCGTTTCGCAGTACGGGGAGGATACGAGTGCATTCTAGCGACACAAGGTTTTCAGCTGTGGTACTTAACCTATCGCCGCCGCGGATGTCGCAGGTGATCATTGTCATGCCTTCATAGCTTGTAGGGGACTCGCCATGGATCAGGCCAAACAAGCTATACCATTGACTGTTGTCTTTAGTTTCTTCGGGTCTTTCGCCAATGGGGGGCAAACGTTTTATACGACACTCAGGGCGCATCGGATACGGCAGCGTGGCGCGGAATGTATAACCGACACTATCCATACTTTGAGCGCTTGCACTACCGCCGATTGCCGTCCACGCGCCGCCCAAAGCCATGTCACGATATTCAAACTGATGAAAGCTTGTCACTGGGTATTCCTGCCCCTCACGACCAATGCCTATAAGCGTGGTGAAGAGCAAACTGTATTCGACTGCGTCTACCAATTCACCAACCGGACAAGCCGGGAAAGGCCCCCTGTACCCGCCACTAAAGTTTGAATCGTCTAGCCGGACTTGCCCTTGGTTGCTCGTACGATCAGGCCAGCCGGCCCATGTGGTGTCAGTCGATCCGTTTTCTAACAGACGGTTAACCGTAAGCCCCGACCCGAAATTACTCACGATACGGTAGCGCAAACCTGGATAGCCAATAACCATAGTCACGTCGCCTATAACTAGGCCAGTTCCAGGTGCGCCGCCAAGATAATTAACCTGCATACTGGTAGACGTTTGAGAGCTAACGGTATACGTCCCTGAATTGGTACCAGCTATCTCGATGATAGCGCCCGTAGGAATGCCTAAGGATGCTATGTCGCCCCGTATAACATCGCGCCCGCCTACTCCGTCGCCGTCGGTTACAGTATACGGGTAAGGGGAAGCAATCCGTACGAGTATCCCAGCCGGCCAGTCGCTAGGCATTGCGCCTGCTCCTGAAGGTATTGCCACGTTGAACCCGGAGAAGGTGTACACGGACGCCACAGCATTAGGTGTCAACGCACTAGACACGGTCAGTTCTAGGCCGGGTGAACCGCTAGAACTAGGCCCTACTTCCGGGGCCGGGTACCAGTTCAGATGGGCGGCATCTGCGGACATATCTTGTCCGGGTTGGTAAATCGTAAACCGCGCGTCCGTGCCCAGCGTGTTCAAAGCGGTTTCACCGACTTTAACGCGACTGGAAGGGATCTGATATCGGCCCTCACCAACGAACATACACATCTCAATACGTTGCTCGCGAGGGCCGGCAAAGTACCTACGACTGGGCGTAGCGAAGTCAGGATACCGTGCCGGGTTCATCCCAAAGCACTGTGTACGAATAGAATTCAGCTTGACCTTGTTCCCTTTCGAGTTCGCTTCGTCCAGTCCTTTACCTGTGCGATTGTTCTGGTTGGCGTTCTGCGTTGGGAGCTTCGGCATCAAAGCTTTTAACGCCGCCTGCGCGCCGAAGATCAACGCGAAGGTGATAGAGAAAGGGTCAGTGCCCTTTGGCACACGGAAAATGTCTACTACATCCGAAGGCGTAACGGTAGTCTGAGACCACTGTGAAGGCGACAAAGGCTGATCGTTTATGAATACCGCCATAGGCAGCGTATCGAGGTCAACGTCTCGGCTGATGCCGTTGGCGTGCAGCCAATCAAGTAGAACCCAGTTATGGGAAATCGAATAGCTCTCTTTCGAGCCGCCTTCCATTACGCTGCCGAATATTTCAATCATTGTGAAAAGTCACTCGAACATGGTCGCGAAGCCAAGCAGTAAGCCTGACCCTTCGCGCACTCTTTTCAGGGTTGATTTCCAGTATGAACAATTCACCGTCAATGTCCAAGACCAGGGCAACATGCACGCAAATTTCCCCGACCATGACAGCCGCAATTGCCCCATGTTCCGCTTTGCATTCGCGCAGCTTTCCAGCCTCCGCCCGATAAGCTTTGGTGAAGCTACGGGGGTCGGTGTTGCGCAACTCGCCGTACAAAGGTAGTTGTGAGAGCCCTAAGTGTTGGTCACGAGCTTCTCGGACTAAGCCCCAGCAATCGTACTGGGTTGGCCCGCGCCCTCCGTCCACGTACACCGCGTTTTGCAGGTAGTGATTTATCCAGTTCATCCGATGTACCTAAGGCCTGGAGCGAAGTCGGCGGTCAAATACCGACGCGGATAAGCTGTCATCAGGATGTTAAAGAAACCGCACTGCAGATTGGCTATCACGCCCTCAAGCTCCCCTCCTAGCACGGTCATACGATACGGGCGCTCAGAAGGTGCTGTCTTGTTGCTCGACAGCCAGGTTCGGTAAATGGCAGTGACGGTGGCGTTCGCTTCGGTAGAAAGGTCCACGAGATCGGTCACCTCCCCTGTAGTGTTATCCGTGGCAAACGTCAATGTCTGGTTGCCCTTTCCATCCTTGGAGGGAAGATTGATACCAAGATTGATGGCCCTGAATAATAATAAGCGCCCATCCTCAGTTCCAAGGTATTGATCCTTAAAACCGTTAATTACGTACATAGGCGAATCCCACGCATCGCATATCAGTTCAAGCCCACGGATGTAAGCGACGTTGCCGCCGCTCGCGTTAATTTCTTCCAGGGTCGGGCTAGCCATTAGGCAGCTGCCGTGCTTGTGACTTTCCAGGTGCCGCCAGCGCCCCCCACGGCAGGGGCAGTTGTGCACGCCCAACTGGCCGCGTTGCTTGGCGAAGTCAGCCGATTCTCCCCGGTGTCGCCCACCTCCCAGATATCCAGGGAGTTCGGCGCCGCTTTGCACAGCACATGCTTCGTATACCCTCTGCGCGTTACCAGGTAAGGGATCGCGTCAATGCCAGTACCGACAACACCACCGGTCATTCGCGCCCCCTCCCAATGGTACAAGTCAATAATCGTGGTGTTGCTGACCTGCGCGTCAACCGTATTACCCCGGTTTGTTACGCGCCACTTGGAGAAGTTACACCCGTTCATAATGCTGCCGACGCTGCAACTGGATACCGTAAGGTCGAACGAGTCCGTGCAACCGATAGCCTCTACGCCGCCTTCCCAGCCGCTTACGTTGCCACGGAATCGGTTACGCAGGCTCGAACTACACTTGATCCCTCGGCTGCCAGTAGCCGGAGTATTTTGCAGGTTAACCGTGAAGTCGTTGTCGGTGACGCCCGAGCCCTCGCAGAACACACCGATACCTCCGAGACCAGTCGTCGTCACGTCGACGTAGTTGTTGTTAGAAGTGCCGGTGACACGGCAAATAGTCGGCGTAAATCCTGACGTATTATCGGTATTGTTATAGCGCATACCGATAATTTTAGCGTTAGTGCAGTTGTCCATGCGGATACCTTCGATCCGAGTAGAAATGCCGTTTCCGCCGAGCCAAGTAAAGGTGGAGTTGTCGCCAGTAAGGCGTGCGTCGACTTGCTCGTTTTTGTAGAAAGTCGGCGTAGACCAATTAGTTTCAGTGCACGCCGTGTCGCAATACACGCCCCAGTAATTGTACTCAAAAGCACAGTTGTGGTGGTTGATGAAAGAACCGTGTACGCGCAGGCCCAATTGCAGGCCCCGCATCCAACAGTTCTCAAGGTACAGCCCGTTGGTATTATTAGTGTGAATACCCGTGATGTTCTGGTATGCACCACCAGCTGAAGTCTTGGAGAAACCAATCCCCACCATTGTTTTCGCCGGACCATTGCATGACGTAAAGTCGAACATTTTAGTGCTGGCGATATTGCAATAAAACTCTGTGCCTGTTCCAGAAATGCCGCTCAGGTCAAAAGCTGTGTTCGGAAAGGTGATACTGGAGTCGATACGTATATGCCCGTAGGGGAAGACTACACCACCATGGAAAGTGCACCCCTCAAGAACCGCAGCCTTTACCTGTGGGGCATAGTCAACAGTGAGGGGTGCAACAGTAAAGTTCAGCCCAGTCGGTACGCCATACCACGCAGCAAATACGGGACCGGTAAACTCGCGCATCCAAATGCGCCCCAATGAGTCGGCCACGTAAACACCGCCATCGGCTGTTTTAGTGGTGGCGCCCAGTCGCGTAAAAAACCCCGCGCCACCATCGAACTTCGCAAGGGCACCGCTGACGTAAAACTGAGTTGCGGTACCGCTGTATGCTTGAATGCCCGCAATGGTATCAAGGTGGGCGGTTAACGAAGGGATCAGCGTAAACCCTGTAGGCGACAAGAGGTCTTGTCGCAGAGTTGAATCAGACACAAGTTTGAAGTTTACAGATTCAGTAGCCCACACCCCGGTTGTCACATAGGGATCTTCAAGTGACGCTGGCACGGTGGCTTTCAGCGCGTAAGGCTGCCCCAAGTACTCAACGTATTGGGAATGGGAAATAATCTGAATGCCAGCAGCGTATACGCCAAGTGACGAAAACCCAGACGCGTCAAGAAAATCTTTGAATGCTTGCGCACGCGCAGCTTGCGCCTCTGCAAAGTCCTGTTCCATGCCCCAAAAAGTTTTACGCTGCCGATTGAAAGGGGGTCTGTCAACCCACGAACGATTTAAAACATCGTTTACGGCGATATCTTCATTGCCCGCGTTGTTATAAAGAACGTACGGGTGCGTGCTACCCAACGGGTACTGGCTCGTATCAAAATCGTTAGGCATCTAAAGGTTTCTCCCGGTTCATCGTGTAATCAAAAATATCCGCCAACAGGACATATTCTGGCAAGATCTCTGCCCAACCTTCTTCAAGCATAGGTTCAAACTCTATTTCTAAGGTAGCTTCGTATTTCCACGAGAACTTACCGATGAGTTGAGCGCGTTTAGGAGACTCGTTGAACCTGGCAGTAACCGGTTCATAACCCATTGTGGTAAGCAGCGTTATGCTGAACCAGCCCGCTTTAGCAACCTGACTAACCCAAGCATCGAACAGGCGCGCCTGTTCCATAGAGAAGATCCAAGACACCGCTGGGAATATCGGGGCGTCTTCAAACTCCCAGCGCTGCACCGCCCTGCCTGCATCCATCTCGGTAGAACGGATTTTGTTAATGTGCCCTATGCCGTACCCTTCCTTAAGAGGGCAGGGCAGTCCGACGGGGAAAGCAGGAATCATTCGCCTACTCCTCGAAGAGCATAACGACGCTGCATAGCCTGGCCGAGATCCCCGTCTCCGAAGATCTGCGATACGAATACGTCGGTTACCTGCTGAATACCTTCGTCATCCAGTCGTGTGCGCGTTTGCCCGGCTTTCGAGGCGTCTTCGATCAAGTTTACGACAGTGCCCGGCTGATTGGTATTAGTTCCTTTCCCCTGGATCGTCTCGAGGGTCTTATCCAGCTTGGCGCTAGTCTGCGCCGTAGTAACGCGCTCGCCTTTCTGGAGCAGCCATGTGCCCGTCTCGGGGATAGAGTCAATACCATCGTGCGCCATACCGGCTAGGGACGCCGTAGCTACGCCAGCCACAAGCGGGGCGGCAAAGGCGGCGGCCGAGGCAGCAGCAGCAGGAGCTAGGAACGGACCGACGATAGGAATAGCCGCAGTCGATGCAAACGCCGCCAGGGACGCTTGGAAGGCTGTTGCCTGCGCGTTAGCGATCAAGCTAGTGGCAGCCCCAGCCTGGGCCGTCTTGCCGGCGATAAGCTGCACGGCGGCGTACACGAGCCACTGCGCGGCCATCTTGGCCAGGGCGCCAATCACCGCGTTAGCCATATCCAAAGCAACGTTGCGGAAGAAGTCCCCGATGCTCTGCTGACCCTTGATCAAGCTTTCGATGTTTGATGCTACCGAACTGGTCACATCGTTGAGGATGCTTGACGTAGCGTCGGCCGCCTGTTGCTGATAGTTCGTCGCTTCTTCGGCGTAGTTCGCCCACGCTTCGGTGATCCCCAAGAAGAAATTGGAGTTCATTTCGTCGACTTGGTTGTAGTAGTCCTCCTGCATAACCAAGCGTTCGGCCAGAGATTCTTCTAGAAGGCTCGTCTCATTAGCGAACAGTTCTTCGCTGATCTGTCCGCCTTGAAATTGCTTAACTAGGGCATCACGCTGTTTTTGATAATCAGCTTCGATCGCTAGATCTTCTTTAAGACGCTCACGCCCTTTGCTGCCCAGGCCTACGCCGGCTAGTTGGGAGTCTAACCCCTCTTGCGCGCTGTTCAGTTTTGACTTTTGGTTCTCTTGGAATACTGCAAGCTTGGAGGCTTCATCAGTAGCCTGCTTGCGTGCAGCGACTTCCTGTTCCAGAGCGACATTGCGCTTTAGCTGTGCGCGCAACAGATCCTCGTTAGCGAGAATCGATTTTTGGTCGGCAGTCTGAATATCTTTTGTCTTGATGTCGGCGATCTGCTGCTCGAAAGCTGCTCGAGCTTTAGCCTGTGTACCGAGCTTGTCATTCGTCTCCGATTGAACCTGCAATGCGGCAGCCTGCTGACGCAGGTTGTCTAGCATCTTTTGGCCGGCATCCTCTCGGAACGCTTTCGTCTTGGGCGCCGCTGTTGCTTTGTATTGTTCTTCTGCGGCTTTGCGCAACTGGGCGATCTGCGCGTCGCTGTACTGCACGCCACGGGCGGCTGCCGCAGCAACTTGTTTATCGATCTCCGCGAAACGTTTGGCGAGCTTATCCGTTTTAGGGGCTGATTCGTCCAGGGCTTTATTTAGACCCTCTACGGCTGCGATACCTCGCTTATCTTGCGCGACGACGTTCGCCTGTACAGCAGCGCGCTTGCGGCTCTCTTCCTGCTGCACGAGAAGCTGCGTAATTTCCTTTTCAGTCTGCTCCCGCCGCAGGTCATCACTCGGCGCTAGCGCGCCGCCACTGCCAGGTGTCGCGTTAATAGCATCAGCGTTCGCGATACTCTGTAGGCGATCGTTAAGAACTTTTAGTTTCTGTTCAATGCTGGATTCACGCCCGACATCGAGCATGGCGTCCCAAGCGCTTTTTGCCGCGTTCTTTACTACAAGCCAAGCGGACTCCACATAGCCGAGATCGCCCCGGATCTTATCAGCGCGGGAACTCAAAGCGGTTGCATAAGCCGATTCTGCCAGGTTGGCCGCGCCTTGCGCGTCGCCTTGACGCTGCAACGCTTCTATCTGGGCGTAGGTCGAAGTAGTCAGGTAGTTCAAGGAGTCGTTAAGTTCACGGGAAGCCTTGACAGGATCTTTCGCCAGCTTCTCAAAGTCTTTAACTGTCTCCTCTGCTGCTTCGCCGGTAGCTTCCTGCATCTTCAAAGCGGCGATGGCGATGGCGTCAAAAGACGATGCAGGAATGCGCCCAGAGGACGCCAGTTGTGTTAATACCGCGGACGCTGCGCCTACAGTGCCAACCGATCGACTGACACTTTGCGCCTGCGCTGCTAGCTGGTCTGCGTTTGTGCCGGCGGCGTTACCACTGAGTACGAGAGCTTTGGAGAACGCCGTAGCTTCGTCACTCCCCTGCTTATATGCCAGTGCGAGTACAGCAGCAGCGGCAGCAGCGAGCGTGAAAGGGTTGATAAGCCCGGCGATGTAGCCCCCCAAAGCGCGAGCTGCAGGACCGATGCCTCCGAACATGTCCTTTAGCTGCCCGCCTTGTTGGAGGAAGACGGTTAGAGGATTTTGGCCGGCTTGAAGCGATACCGCGATGTCGGTGAACTGGGCCGGGACGTTACGCAGATTCGCGGCCATGGCCTTAGCCGAAATACCCTGCGAGTTGAAGCCTCGGACATTGGCCTCGATAGCTTTATTCGTAGATGTAACAGCTTCGCGGGCCGCGTTAAGCTGTTTGATGTACTGGTTGTAATCTTCAGTAGGAAGGCGGCCGGCTTTGCGGTGCGCTTCTAGCTGCTGCTCCATCTTATCGAGGCGAGAGTAAGCAGCAACCGTCGGATCGATTTGACCGATCAAACGGTCCAGGGCTTCCCCTTGCTTTTTGGTTTCCCGCGTAGCCGATGCTAAAGCACGTTCGGCCTGATTCATACCGCGTTCGAAACCCGCAGTATTAGCGACCAAGTCCACCGTGAGTTGCCCGAGTGATCCGACCGCCATTTTTAGGGTTTCCTAGATGCTTGCAGTACCTTCAAGAAGTCTTGAGGCGTCGCCAGTTTGAGTTCGTCGTCCGACTCCCGGTTAGGAATAAAGTCGTTGACGTTTACCTTCTTGTTGCCCATCAACTGACAAGCCGTGGCGCAGATCAATGCGGCGGCCTGCTCTACACGTTCAGCCGTATTCAGCCCCCCGTGACGCCGCATGTACTGAGCCCAGTGCCGCGCCTCGACCATCGACATGTTCTGTTGGGCTTCGGCGATCGTGCGACCGCCTATCCCATTCATCACTACTTCGAACCAGAAGTCTTCTGGGGGGTCGTCTTTTCGGCTTGGACTTCGTTAACTGCGGTGATCAGCGCCAGGAACAGCGTGTCGCAGATCGGACCGCGCGCCGGGTCAGCAGTGCCGAGAACATCCTGCGTCGACAGAACCGGGTTGCCGTCCTCGTCGCAGATCATGGTGGCGATCCGTGCGGCCAGGTGTTCCTGATTACCTTCAGCGGCTTTCCAGGTGTTGGTGATGGTGTGGTAAGACGCACGACGTACCCACACGTCGCAGACGACTTCATTGCCATCAGTGCCGTGGTAGCGGATCTCACGCTTAACGTGCGGCTCCGTGGCGCTAACAAAAGCGCCTTGGGCCGCGAGGTCTTTAAGGTTCAGGCTCATGGATTAGCTCGACGACTTAGGAAGGAGAACCGGCTCGCCGGAGACTTGGATACCGACGGTCGAGGTGACCATGGTGTTCAGGCCGAAGGTGAATGGGAAGCTGTTCATGTAACCGTCGAAAACCAGCCAGCTACGAGTTGGAGGCAGAACGAATTCGTACTCGCCCGAACTGTCGGTACCCGTGGTCGGAGCTACGACGCCGTCAGAGAAGCCGATAGCCCACTTCAGCTGGGTGCCGGCGGTCTTCAACTGGTGCAAACGCACGTGGTTCACGTCGGCAGGATCGAACTGCAGGCCGAAGGTAGCGGCGCCAGGGGTGGCGAGGCCGGCTTCGTAAGTGCGGGAAAGACTGTTCAGACAGGTCGTTTCGATCTGGTCGATCGCCGTATCGATACCGTCGAGGGAAGTAATGCAACCTACGTCCAGCAAAGTACCCGTTGCGGGGTCAATGGTGTACAGGTCTGTCCCCTGGCTCTTGATGGTCATTTGTGTAGCCTCGTTAGAGTGGGTAGTGTCCTGTGCAAGAATATCCTAGTTCCGTTTAACAATCCAATCCACGTCAAAACTCGTTCGGTAGAGCTTGGTCGCCTCTTCGCGATCCGTGCCTCGGTAGCCGGTCAGATAGGAATCCAGCTCAATCGCGTAACGGATTGCCTTCGCAACTTCTACGCTACTGGCGGCTGTGGCCGCGTACACGTCTACCTGCAGACTGGCCTGATCCGCGTCAGGGCGGCAATTGAGCATGTTGTAAGGAGAACCGCCGATCCACTGGTAGACCACGTACGGCTTGGCGCCCGCTTGAGGGCTTTCGCCAAATGGATAGATCCGCGGCAGCGCACCGCCGAGCAAGGCTTGCACAGTGGCGTCGGCTTTGCACACTTGGAAGAAAGGAGTATCCATCAGTCGAGGTCCAATTTGATGAGTTGGTATTTAGCGCTAGAAAGGAATTCAGCGAAAACCGCTTGCTGGTTTTGTCCGAGCGCGTTACGCATGAAAGGCTGCGCGCGGAAACGGCTGGTGCCTAGCTCTTGATACCACCAGTACCAGCTATTTCCTCCGCGCTGACCGCGCTTGCTTTTGCGCACCCCTACGGAGATTTTGGTGCTGCCCGTTTCGTTGAAGAACTTTGTGTCTTCGACTAAAGCGATGTTCAGAGGGATGTAATTCGGCGTACGTGGATCGTCTATCCGGTCAGCGTTATCCTTAGCAGCTTTAAGCACTATATCCATAGCGTCTTTCGCAGCGGGTACGACTACCTTACGCTGCAACTCCTGCGGCAGCGTGCGGAACACACGGCTCAGCTCGTCCGCGCCGGTAAGCTTGTATGTGATCCAATCGGCCATGGGCGACCCTCCAGTTCATGCGGCATCTTAGCACCTTTGCTGTGGTTGTCGGAGGCCCACAACGGCTGCATGTTGGTGAAGTGGCAAAGCTTCTCCATTTCGTCTCGGTTCACCGCCGACGAAAGCGGAATTATATGATCGATGTGCCAACCGAACTTTCCACGATTTTCCCACGTCATGCCTGGAAGAAATTTAGCCTCAAGGAATGCTTTGAATTCTTCGAACGAACACCCTAAAAGAGCTTCTGTCTTCGTGCTTTTCTTGTAGCCACCCTTCTGCATAGCGCACAAAATACGACGACGGCAAGTCATCTGTAACGCGTATAGCGGATCCGTTTTATAGCGGTTTAGACGGTACTGCAGTTGGTAGGCGTTGAAGGCTTCGCGGTTATCTTTCTGCCGTTGGATCTGACGAGCATTAAGAACGGCGCGATTAGCCTTACGGTAAGCTGCAGCTCTAGCTTTCATCGCCTCTGGATTGCGCTCCCGGTACTCTTTCGATTTAGCTAATATCTCTTCCTTACGAGTGGCGTATCTAGCCTGCGATCTGTGCATAGTTGGCAATGGGTCATCCGAATAGCGTGCCTTAGCTTTGGCACGGTAGTATTCCGGCTTTTTGGCATACGCAGCTTTCTTCGCAGCCGCTACCTTCTCCGGATTAGCAGCGAGATACTCAGCCATTTTCGCCAATCGCTTCTCACGGTTGCGTTGGTAGTCCTCGGACTTTTTAGCCGTGAAACATGGACGGCACCAAAAGTGCAAGCCATCGCGCGTGCTTTTACGGGGAGGGTATTCGCTAAGGGATTTTTCTATCTTGCAAAGTGTACAGGTTTTCATGCGAAGCTCTCGGTCAGGAGGCAGTCGAAAGGTAATGCGGAAGACAGTGACTAGCTGCCTTGTCGGGTGCCCCCTATCCGCAACATAACTTTACTAGCTCACGCGTTTAAAAGCAAATGATGTAATGCCTTCGCGGCCGAGTTCCGTTTCGGCGTGGTTCACTTCGCGCAATTCGAAACCTTGCCTTTCGCACCATCCGATGAAACCTGGCAACGTGTGGTACCACAAATGCTCGCCCGGCTTGAAGTGCTTGGAGCCGAGGATATCGCCCACGTCTTGATAGATCGGCATGGAGACGAAAAGCCAATCGGTCACGTTAGCCAAGAGTGCTTCGGGATCCGGGATATGCTCGAGGCTATCCCAGCAGGTAATAGCGGGAACCTTTCTATCTTCCGGCGAATGCCATTCGTCCCCCGGCTTTCGCCACCGATTGATAGACTTTAGCCAAGCATTAGCCTCTTTACTGATGTCATACCCCCAGCCGCCGGATTCTTGGACGAACCGCCCGCCGCCGATACCGATATCACAAACTGTCGACGGATCTGTGTACTTCGATACCAGCTCTACACGTGCCTTAGTCAACGCAGCGCCCATGGGCGTCGCATCTAGGCGCTGATAGTTCTCGAAATACTCGCCGCTGTATTCCATAGGCGGCGCGCTATGCCATCCGATACCCAGTTCAGGACACCACAGGAATCGCCCTTTCAGCCCAGGTGGTAAGCTTTGAGTCATAATCTGAAATCCTTTTGTCACACGAGTGAATTTTAAGTCGGCACCGGCAGAAGTTGTCGGGAACCGCGAATGTGATGTTGCTTTGACCTTTTGGCGTGATCAGCTCCGGAGCATTATAGCCGCCTTGGCCGCCGCAGATAATCCATGCGGGAACCTTAGCGCTTAACGCGGCCGGCACCAACCATCCGATGCCGCCGATCACTGCAGAGGCGTTAGCGACCAGTGCCAGCAGTTGTTCGACCGCCAGTTCGCCTTTGTGATACTGCACGTCGGCGTAAGGAGCATCACCGACAATCCATTCTTGTCCTTCTTGTAAATCCGCAACACTGATTATTTTATACCCGCGTTCGGACGCCTGCATGATCGCTTCTGCGATGTACATCGGCAGAGGGTTCCGGGTATCCGCTCGCCACTCGCTACGCACCGTAGCAGGACGCACGACTACGTATTTACCCGTTTCAGGCGATGGCGGCAGAGGCGGCAGGTCGAACTCGCCAGGCATTACGCCGAAGCTCGCGATCATGCCGGGGATAATGCCTTCCGTGCCGTAGCGAATGTGTCTCGCTGGTTGCTTAGCCGGAGGCATTAGCCACGAGGAATGCCGAGCGATGTTCTTCGCTTGGGTACGCAGATTGGTTTGCGGTCTAACGCAGTGGACGTGTGGCAAATCGGATACGAGTTCCGGCCAGGGGGTATCGAGGTAGATAGGGCCTGGCATGTTTTTCAGGAATGCCCGGCTAAACAGGCAATCTCCGAGCCCGCGCATACCGTGGATGATCATAGACCTTTCTCTAAACGTGCGGCGAGTTGCTTGAACACCGACGCAGCAGCTTTATGCATTACATCACGCAGGATTAAGCGCCCCTGGCCTTTGCTGTTCAATCGTTCGGTAGGATACGCGAAGCGGGATCGGTCTTCGTCGATCAGACCCCAAGTTTTCTCTTTCAAGTCCATTTCCTATCTCCAAAAAGAACCCCGCCGGAGCAGGGTGAAGGGCGCAGCACGGGAAATATGGCGTCGAGGCTAGGATTCGAACCTAGAACGCACGGCTTTGGAGGCCGGCATGTTGCCAATTACAATACCTGGACAAAATGGAACAGGATTAAGGATTCGAACCTTAGAATGTTGGGATCAAAACCCAATGCGTTAGACCGCTTCGCCAATCCTGTGAAATTAGTAGAGGCGCGGTTCGCTCAAAGCATCACCAAATCGCTTGCCGCACGTCGCGCTACTCGCAGCCCCGGTATCTCTTGACTCTACATTGCCAGTCAAATTGCCTGGGATGATGAGTCCCAAACTCTTTGACCTACGCCGCTTTACCTCACCGGAAGTCCGTCCTGCGAGGCTAGACGCTGCCTCTGAAACGAACTTTAGTCACTCGCATCACAAGTGTCAACAACCTTTTGCAACTCTTTTTCGAGATACCCCAACTTGTAGGCAGACAAGGATGTCTCCCTACTACAGTTCACCACCTGATTGCGCTGCGCCAATCTAGCGTGCTGCGCGTTCCACTTCCTGCACAACGCTTCGTCGGGGTTCTTCGTGTCGCTGTGGTCACCATGCCAGTGCGTACCGCCTTGCACCGTGCAGTCGTACCCAAGAAGCAGGACACGTTCTGCGCCTAGCTGAAAGGCCAGTTCGATCGCTCTCAAGCCAGAGTTGTATTCACCGTAAGCCGTGTGCAGGTTCAGAGCGTGCTTTGCGGATGCCTGGCGGGTACATGTCCATCGTTTCGGTCCTTCCGGCACTTGGCTAACGTTGGCATCCCACCACGCTAGATCACCTGCGTAAAGGTGATCGCACCACGGGGCTAGCTGCCAGGAGTTGTTCACAGCGATTGTAGGGAGGCCGGACGCGAGGACCAGTTCGCAGTCGTGCGCGTTGAGGCTCGGGCCGGAGGCGATGCAGACGAAGGTTTTCATGCAGGACTCCGGCCGGCTGTTTACTTAGCGAGGGAAGCAGCGTATTCGATCAGATATATTTTTGGAGCGATCCAGATTTGCAGCCAGGTTAGATTGGTCATACCACCGATACCAAAACCCGCGCCGAAGCAGCCGCCTACAATAACAGCCATTAGGCCGGGGTGGATGTCGCCGCTACTGTCGTAGCACAGTGTCTCTTTGTACTTCTTCCAGCTGCCGTTGTTTTCGGACTCTACTTTTCGAGTTTGCTTGTACACAAAAACGACTGTGCCCGTTAGTAGAATCACGCCGCTGATGAAGATCACCAGCGAGTAAACCATTTTCCACAGCAGCAACTGGTGGATAACATCCGGGATTTCCGCGCTCAAGAAATTCACGCCTGCGTCAACGCCTGACATGGTTTTGTTAAGGATCGCGGTAAGGGCTTGCTGCAGTTGTTCGTTCATTTCGATTGCCTCAGTTGGTTTAAGTGAGGCGAGTATTTCACAAGCAAATGCAATTGTCTACAACCTTTATCAACCTTCATCGACGCCAGTGCTCACTGGTGCGCTCACGTAATCGCGCCCGCTTTCCTGATCCGGCAGCCACGCGTGCACGTTGTAAATATCGCCGTTGTGCAAAATGCGTTGCTTGGCATTCAGACCGGGGCGCTGGCGGATCACAATGCGCGCGATTATCTCGGACTGAATCGCTGCAGCGGCCAAGAATTCCCGACCGCTGGCCGGAGCAATGCGCGCCGGGACGTTCGCGAAGACCGTTACCCAAGCTTCCGTGAAGCCGCCCGTGTCGGGATCGCGGACCTCGGTCCAGTCTTGGATATCCACCCGATGGCGGTACTGGCCGGCGCGGCTCATCAGACGCACGCCGGATCGCGTAAAGCATAAAGCAACGCCGTTACGGGTTTTGGTAGGTAGCCCATCTGATACGCCTCGTTCGCGTTCTCATCCCGGTCTTTGTACAGGAAGCCAAGTTGTAAGAGCGTCGCGGCCTGCACCGAGTATTTCACGACTTTATCGCCTGAGCTGTCGACTGCGTAGATAGGATCGCCTGAGCTGTCGAGGATCGGATCGTCGTTGCTGTCACGCTCGACCTCATAAGGCGAAGCGCTCTTGAGATAGTTCTTCACCGCCTCGGAAGCCGCGCCAATGTACGCCGTGATCAACACGTCGTCGTGGTCGTGGTCCATGTTCAGATGCTGCTTCCCCCGTTCCAGGGTCACGTACATCATAGCTTGACCCCCCTGGACGCGTCGAAGGTGCTCGCATTCTCTCGGAGATCCTTGCCGTCACGGCCTTTCTTCACTGCACAGCGCCAATCGGTCTCCCCGCTACCCGGTACGCCTTTCGGTTGATCGCACTTCGCAATCCAAAAGCTACCGCCGTACGACACTCCGTCACCTTTCTCGTAGGTGCCGTCGTGCTTAAAGGTTTCGCGATCGATCACCGCAGCGATCTTGACCGATTTCTCGATTACCGTTTCGCCGGCTTGCATCTTGACGGTGAACGTGCGGCCGTCGTCGGCCAGGTTTAGATCAAAGTCTTCCAGGTTCAACGCATCGCGACCGTCTTTCGGTTTTGGCATGCGGTCCGCTGCTTTCTCGAAAGTGTCACGCGCTTGGCGTTCCCATGCAAGAGTCAAGTCTGAGAAGCGGCGTTCAAAGGTGCCCGCGATCTCTTCGACCGAGGGAACAGGGAGTGGAGCGACAGGCTGGAGGCCTTTGACCAATTCGCCTAGGTGGGATTGCAGGGCTTCCATATCCGCGTCTTTCCCCTTCTCCGCAACTGGCAGTGCGGCGACAGCTTTAGAAACCAGTTCGTCGACCAGTGGTCGTACGTCTTCAGAGGTAACCGAAGTTCCGTTCTCCGCTTTCGGCACTAGCGCAGCAGCCGATTTCGACAACGCGTCCAGGTCGATCAAAGCAGCCGCATCGGCCGCCGTCGGGAGGCGGATCCCTTTCAGCTGAGTTTCCAACTGTTCGATTCGTAGCAACAGAGGGACCGTCGCTTCTTTCACGATGGCGCCCATCGCTCTGCCGAACTCTACTGGATCAATCATTGCGTAACCTCAGTTCGTGCGGCCTGAACTGCTTTAAGCAGGAACAGTTCGGCTAGATCCTTTTGGGTTTGGGGGTCCAATACTGGCGTAGGGTCAACAGGGGCTGACACTGCGGGTTGCGCGGTTGTGGTATTACTCGGCAGTTTGTTATTGCGAACTTCGTTAAGGGGGAAATCCTGCTGTTGCATATAGACAGTATCGCCGCCGGGGAGGGGCTTCAGATTGAATTCGATACGAGCATCGTTAATCGTTTCAATACTGCCGTCAACCAAGTCGCGGTGGTAAGCAGCTTTCTTGCCGGAGTCCATACGCATAAGGACGCTCTCGTCCAGGTCGATTTTGTAAGGCGCGGCGTTCAGCCCTTCGGTAAGAAGAGTTTCCATGGCCTGCATAGGGGCCTGCAAGGCGTCATCGAAGTAGAGCTGGTTGATCGCGTCCACGCCTAATCCCGAAGGGATCGTTCCCAAGCCGATTTTAAAAGGTGGAATCCCGAACGGCTGACAGATCTGCTCATCGGAGTAACGCAATTGCTCGACCATCTGCGAGTCAACTGATTTCGATGCCAAGGAAACGAATTGCAGGCCGTCGCCTACTACCGCAACTTTCCCGGCTTTGTCGCCTGTAAAATTAGTGTTCCAGTGCTCCGACAAGCGTTTAGCCGAGTCATCACTGATCGCACCTGGTGCCGAGAGGATGCCTGAAGGTTGTGCGTTATTGCCGAAGAACTCGGACGAGGATCGCAAAATACGCATGTTCTTCAGCGCAGGCAAATACGCGGCGGCAATCGGGGGTAATCCGATAAGCGGGTGGTACGGGCAGATGCAGCGATCATGGATGATCTCCGAAGCGGGAACGACCATGTCGTCATACTCATTCGGGACCAAGTTCAAATAATCATTGTTGAGCTGGTAGAAGACTTCCCCACTCTCTGAGATCAAAGGCATGACTCGGTAGGGATCGAGAATATACAACGCTACCACTACGCCGCGATTGTCGCGCTCTTTTAAAACGTAGGTATTACCTTGCGTAATTCGCGAAAGCGCCCACCTTTCCCGGAACTGCTGTGCGGTCTGGTAATGGTTCGGCTTACGCAATACCGGAGAGAAAGAAGGACTATCGGTTTCTGACCACACGCCATTCGAGTCTCGTTGCATCAGGACAAAAGGGATTTTGCCGATGTCCGTAGCAATGCGAGAGATACAAGCATAGAGGGCAGGATAATTCAGCAAACTCTCGAGCTTCTCTTCCTTGTTGCGCTGCCAAGCTCCCGTAAACGACTCCCGGATGATCGGCCACCAGCCTTGCCCGACAGGCACGTTCGATAGCGTCTTCTCTACCGTAGACGCTTGACGGTTGCGGGTTACCTCAAATCCGAGAAGGCGCATTACACTAGATCTCGAGAGGAGATAACGGCTTCTACGTCCGATTTCTTGATCCGGCCGTCTTTGCCTGTGCCGGTCACCGTAGCCAAATCGACTTTATTCTCTTCGGCGAAAGCAGCGATCTCTTTCGAGGCCAAGGGGCCTTCGACGCTGGATTTGCTTTCTCGGGACTGGAAGTCGGCCTCATCAGTCGAAACCGCGTACGTACCGTGGCCCAATTTGCGCAGAGTCTCGGCGTAACGACGAGCCATCAAAACCTTTTTGCCGCCCCGGCCGTACACGAATTCAACTTTAGACATGCTAAAAACCCTCAAATTTGTCCGCAGTGTAACAGACTAGCTCGTTACTGTAGAACTTCCTGCTGCGTGGTATTGATCGTCGCCGAAGCGGTTCCGGTTACCCCACCAACACGAAGTCGAACGAATTTACCCCCCGGGATGTATCGGCAGATCGTCCAGTTGTTGCCCTGGACTTGGTTAAGGACGATCGCCAGGGTGATAGTGTTGCTGTATGTCTGTTGTGCTTTGGTAGTCCAGTCGCCCGGGGTGGTGCTGTTCGTGTCGGCCGTTTCGAGGAATACGCTAGCCGAGGAAGGGCCGCCGATTGTCGAAGTCGTGCTGAAAGACCCTTCGTAGCAAGCCTGCACGACACGCGTAGAAGAGATCTGGTAACCCGTAGCGGCGGTAGAGCTTACCAAAGTGCGCCCGGGCGAGTCGTTCAATGCGAGAGCCGTACCAGAAGTTACGCGCCCTTGAGCATCGGTTGTGACGCTAGCGTAAGTTCCTGCCGTGCCAGTGTTGGGCAGACTGATAGTACCGGTCGTGGTGATCGTTCCCCCGGATAAGCCAGTGCCAGCGGTTACGCTGACAACGCTACCAGTGCCCGGCACCCCCGTTGCGCCGGTAGCTCCGGTTAAACCGATCGGGCCCTGTAGTCCTGTATCACCCTTCACCCCTTGAATACCTTGCGTCCCGGTGGCGCCGGTAAGACCAGTTGGGCCTTGTGAGCCTGTATCCCCTTTTACTCCCTGCGCGCCGCTAGCACCCGTCGCACCTTGCAATCCTGTATCACCCTTCGCACCTTGAGAGCCGGTAGCACCCGTAGGCCCAGTTAGCCCCTGTAAACCAGTATCACCTTTAACTCCTGGCGAACCCTGAGGGCCAGTATCGCCCGTGTCACCTTTTACACCTTGGATACCCTGAGTGCCCTCAGAACCAGGTGGGCCTGTTGCTCCTTGGGTTCCGGTATCTCCTTTAGGGCCCTGCGTGCCAACCGAACCTGTCGCGCCTTGGACCCCCTGAATACCCTGCATCCCGGTATCTCCTTTAGGGCCTACCGCGCCTTGTGGCCCCGGCGGACCTTCTGGAACCGTAGAGGAGATAGTCGAGCCGGTGAGTGTCAGCCCTTGCCCCACTGTTACCCAGTTGGGCAGCAGCGTGGACGTGTTGTAGATCAGCAAGCCATTGCTAGGCGGGCTGACCATAAGGCGGGTGATCCAACCGTTATTAGTCAGGTTGCGTTGCTCTACCGCTACGTCAGAAGCCGCACCATGTGCCAAACCGCTGATAAATATCAGTGCTGCCAGAATTAACTTTTTCATGCTGTAGTCCTTACCCATTCGTCCGTACCGATGTTTTGCAAAGCGTGAGAGTCAGATGCGAAAAGTTCAGTCGGAGGGTTGTTGACGATGCTCGGCGGCATGAAAGTCACGGCGCCCACGTCGATCATCGAAACAAGGCGAGTGATTTGCCCCAACCGCTGGAATTCGCCGGTAGGCAACTGGATGACCAAGGAATCGATCGGCGCGCTATCCTCGATTACTACGATACCGTTTTGCCGGTTCTGAAGAACCGTAAGCGTAGAACCGCTGGCCGGGGAAACTCTTTGGACAAAGGACGCAGCATTTTCGCCAGCTTGGGCAGTCAGGGCAATACGCTGAAGCACGTCATTCGTAAGAGCACGACTAGGAACGCCCGTTGGGGGAACAGCGGCGTTTATTTCTGCAGGCGTAGGATTCGCCATAATCTTAACTCCATTCCGTCGGACCGTCCCATGGGGTGGACATATCCCATAAAATCATAGAATCGCCGCAATCCGCGCCAATCCAACAAATCAAATCTAAGTTTTTAACAAAGCCGATCATAGCGATACGCTCAGAAATCCGACTTTCCCGATTGGGGCGATAGCGTCAATCATGTCCTAGCCTCCCATAAAAGAAAAGGGCCTCGCGGCCCTTTCCAGTTTCTTAGCTCTTACGAGCCCCAGCTCACACCGGTGAGGTACGCGACTGCAGAAGCACGACGGCGGGCCCAGTTGATGGTGCGCTCGGCACGGAAACCAACCAGGTTACGCTGCCACAGGCTGACCATTACGGTAGCTGCGGTGCTTGGGTTATCCGGCGCGTTGTCCATCTGCAAAGAAGCTTCGGTGGACATCGACAGGTCGATACCGCCTTCGTCCGCCTCGTAGATGTCGCTCGCGTTAACCAGTGCGACAATACCGCCCGAGGAATCGGTAGGCAGATATTCCGACACAATCACCGGCAAGCCGAAGAAAGTACCGCCCATCATGCCGATGCCGGGGAATTCGGTTTGGCCGAGAGGGTTCTGCATCAGGCTCAGCGCCAGCGCGGTCACCGAGGACATGATCCAAACGCCGGAGGTCGGAGCGTTGTTAGCCTGGATGAAGGCGGTGAACAGAGCTTTGATGTCGGCGCGAACTGCGTCGGCGTCGTTGCCGCTGGAAGGAATGCCCGCTACGCCGTTCAGGATCGAAGCGGGGGAAACGCCAGCTACCGCGGCTTTGGCCGGGTTGATGAAGTCGATGTCGAGACGTTCACGCAGTGCAGCGGCCAGGGTGTCGCGGATCAAGCCGTCAGCAGACGGATTGGAATCGCGGATCAGTTCCATGGTGGCTACGGCGATGTTGGCGACTTTCAGCGGTTCGATGGTGGTGCGGGTGAAATCCATTTTGGTCAAAGGCTTGGCCTGACCTTCACCTACCCAGTAGCCATCGCCGCCGGAAGTTTGTCCGATCAGCGCGGTACGGAACGGCACTCGGCGCAGCGACGGCACGCCAGCTTGACCGAAACGGCCCAGGATGGTTTGAGGACGCAGGAAAGCGACGAAGTCAGCGAAAACACTGGTTTCTTCACCGACCAGGGGGGCCGCCCAAGTGGTTTGGGTAGTGGTGCCTGGCGCGACAGCAGCTTTGGTCACGAGACGTTGGGTAGCCTCGATAACGCCTTCCTGGCCGTCATACAGCGACTTGGCGATGCCGATAGCGTCGCGATGTTCCAAGTGACCCAGGGCGAGGCATTTAGCGGCACGGGCGAAGGCGATGCCCGGTTCCAGCTTCTGTGTGTTCTTTACACGTACCGACAGGCCGGTATTGTCGACGGTGCGGATGCGGTTTTCTTGCTCGGTAACCGGCTTGGCCGATTTAGCCTGAGCGGTCTGCATGCCTTTCAAACGAGCGATGTGTTTGTTCACCGCGCCGACTTCAGCTTCGAGGGTGTCGAAAGCTTCAGATTGCTCGGCGTCTAGAGTGGTGCCATCTTCGGATGCTTTATCCATGATGGTCGACATTTCGGCCGACTTGGAAACGAGGGTAGCCTCGAATTCCGCGATTTGTTCAGCGATGGTTTTCATGTTGATGCCCTCCTCGGGCTTCGGAACTTTAGGAGTTTGCTTTAGAACGGGTGCCGAAGCGCCGGCGGGTGTGCGGATCTGGACTACTGGAACAACCGATTTGCCAAGCGCGGCCAGCTGTTTTCGAGATACAGATTTCACAGAAGTAATTCGGCCTTGAGTATTACACGGGATAGTTACTGCGGAAAGCTCAAACCAGTCCCATTTCAAAAACTTAGAGCCCCAAGTCCCCTCGATCCTAGCACTTTCAATCGGCAGGAAACCAATAGAGAGTCCTCGAACCAAGCCGGCTTTAATGGTCTGCCAGGCCTCGTCCAAGCGCGATTTAAGATCGCCCTCTTCGTCCACTTTGGCGACCTGCACTTTCACTTCGATGCCTTTCGAAGTTACAACAGCTTCGATAACGTGGCCGATAGGCTCGTCCATTTCGTGTTGCCACAAGAAAGGCATCGGCAAAGTGAATTGGGCGCCTTCGGGAACCATGATGTCTTCAGAGCGATCAGGAGAAGGCGTAGTAGCCACGCCCGTGATAATCCGCTCATCTTCGTTGACGGCCTTAACCGTCATCATGCTATAGGCTCTGTTCATATACAGCTCCGGTAAATTACGCGCACTTTACCCTACCCACTAGCCCAAGACAAACATTTGATGTTTCTTGTGCGCTGCCGCGGGATTAAGTGCCATCAATGACACGGCATTGAATAGCGCCATCACCGGGTCAATCTTGGCGGACCCTGAAGCCTGTTTAGTGATCAGGATGGAGTTTGCACGGGGCTCCACGCGGCAGTTAGAGACGCACCACGACATAAGCGGTTGCTCAGCGTGCTTTAGTTTCCCTTCGGCCAGGCGTCGTTCAGTGGTCTTAATAGCGCCGCCAAGTTTCCAACCCTGGCTGATGCCAACGATCTTGTCTTCTGGAATACCTCGGGCCACTAGTTCGTCAAAGATAGCGCCAATGCCTACCGGGTCAACGCCGATCTTATCGAGTAATCCAGTTTCGAAGATCTCCTCGACGATGTCGCATAGTTCGGTCACGTCGTCGCCGATACGTTTGACGATCCGAAGGTCACCCTCCCTAGCAAAATCTTCAAACCTGGCCGCTTCCTGAAGGTTTCGTTTTAGAGCTGAAGGGTGCGCCCACGCGCGCGACCATGTAAGCCAGTCCCCGTTGTCCTTGTCGCGCCCAACCAATGAGAGCCCTAGCAAGTCGTCCAGGCCGCCGCCGTCGATTCCTACGACAATCACCTCAGCACGCTGTGTTAGGGTCTCTAACGTCACTAGCGTGGCTTGCTCCTGCCAGTAGTCGGCACCGGCCCAACGGTCTGTGCGCAGCGCCAGCCCGATTTCCACGTTCAAATACTTCGCCAGGACGTTCAGGGTCTCCGGCTCGCCGGTCTCCTGTGCCTGCTTCAGCTTGCGTGCGATGTAATCGACGCTGGTCGATCGGCCAAGGTTCGGGTTAGTGATGTAGAAGTTTTCGGGTTTAAGGTAATCCTTATTCTCGATCATCGCCGCCGGGTACTCGTAGAGCACGGGAAGGAACTGCGGATCGACGATCTCGCCGTCGCGGACCTTGCGCGCATACATCAGCTTCGAACGGAAAACGCCGGCCGGCGGCTCATCTGACTGAGTGGTCAAGTAGAGAATGAAACCCTCCGGGCGGGACGCCAGGCCGCCGGTCGCTTCAAGCAACATCTTTTCGGCGTTGGGGTTCTTACCGAATAAGTGAATCTCGTCGATCAGCACGACAGCGGCCTTCTTACCGCCCACGGTGTTGGTGTCTGCCGCGACAACTTTCAATGTGGCACCCGTGGCTAAGTGGGTGATCGTGCGCAAGTGGTCTTGCACCTGCATCATGCCCTCCAGTTCTGGATCAGCCTTTACCATGTCCCGCGCCGGGGCGTAGGCATTATCGGCCACTTCCTTGGTCGGCGCCAAGATGATGAACTCAGCCGACTGCCGCCAATTCTGAATCAGCACAGTCAGCATGATGGCCGCGGCGAAAGTGGATTTGGAGTTCTTCTTGGCGATGAGCAGAAAAAATTCCTTGATCATCTGCATCCCGTCGTCCGGGTTATACGCACCGAAGATCGCACCGGCCAGGTCATCCGTCCAGGGTTCGCAAGCTTCGCCAATAGTCGGGCTGCCCGGGGCGTCTACGATCCGCAGCAGATGCAAGACCTGCAGGGCGGCTGCAGCCGAGTCGGGAAACAACGGAGTGAAGGGAATCAGGCTATCGCCTTTTATGATCCGGTCTTCCCAGTCGGGGCATCGTGTCGTCCAGGTTGGGATCATTTAGGCACCGCGCGCAATGGCGCAGCCCGGGCGCCGAACTTGTTCCCTTCTGCCGCTGCCGATGCCGCACCTTCCGCCTTGGTCGCCTTCTTACCTTTCTCCCCGATCTTCGAGTGCTCGAAAGGCAGCAACGCTTTCGCCGCTTCCAACCTGGCTTTTACACCGGCCTTGGGGCAGTTCATAATCGCGGTTAGGAAAACCTTCGGGTCTTCCGTTTCAGGGATTTCTATGGTTGCCAGTTCGGCCGCCGCATCATCTTCTGAAGCCTGCTCGGTTGAACCAGGTTTAGTTGGCTTTACGCCGGAGGTCGAAATACCGACGGCTGCCAGTGCGGCCACGATTGCGGGGTGTTTGCGCATACGAAAGCCCGCAGCCTTTGGCGATTTCAAACCCGCTGAAATAGCGGCCTGCTCGGGTTTCTCCCCTCGTAGCGTGGCTTTGAAGAACAGTTCTTGGGTTTCGTTGAGCATGTGTTGTTACCTGCGTGTTACTCGTGTTTGGAGGGTAACACGGGTGGCAAAGCCTATAGCACAATTAAATCTCTAAAAGGGGTCGGCGCGATCAGGGCAGGAAAGTGTGGCACGCCACTGCCCCACCCCCCGGATGCACCAAAATGGGTCAAAAATCGTGCGAATCGTTCTCATTTGCGTGAAAATCGTGCATTTTGCATGCTCGGGGCACATTGAACGCGAACCGTTTGCATTTGAGTCATGCAATTTGCATGATTGGTACTGAAGGCTGCGTCGAACGCGCAACCGGTGCGGATCACCCTCTACGCGCAGCGCCTACGCCATCTGCTGCCGTCTTGATCCCGTGGCAAGGCTTGCACAGGGGCTGCCAATTGCCCTCGCTGTCCCAGAACAGCTTCATGTCGCCTCGATGGTCAACGATGTGGTCGACCACGTTGGCCGCGGTCACCTTGCCCTGCGCCTCGCACATCCTGCAGAGCGGATGCTTCGCCAGGTAGGCGAGGCGGGCACGCTGCCACTTCCCACCGTACCCACGCTGCGCTGTGGTCAGCCCTTCGCGCCATGCGTCAGGGTTCAACATCTGCACCGACTGGGTACTGACCTCACGCGCTCGTGTGGGCTGCATGGTGACGCGTGACTTAGCCACCTGATTGGTCATCCTTGAGCGATCTTACCCAACGTCCAAGGGAGTCGTGCGCACGATCGTGGTCTATCTGTTCGACTGCACGACTGTTCAACCCTGTCGGCCTAGCGTTAAGCGCCTGTGGTGCGATCTGAGCATCGCTAACCTCAGGTGGCTGTCCCTGTGCTACCAAAGCCTCTAGCGCCACGCATACGCGCTCTAGCAAAGCTTGGCTGCCTGTTTGCAGCTCTACTTCGAACCCGCTGCCCAGAACCATAGGTTCAGCGCCCAGTGCTTCCGCTGTCGGCGTGATCAGGTCCGTCAGGCTTTCGATCTGCGCTTTGCTCAGGTGTTGCGGGGTTTTTAGAACTAACAAGCATTTGGAATCGTTCATTGGCTAAATCCTTAATTCGTTTGAGTTTGGCTCGTCGCCGAGCGCATCCGGTACATGCCATGTGTTGGGCTCCATCTGATGAGTGATCAGGTTAGCCCATTACGCCACCCGAGAACATCGACCAGCTATCGGCGAAACGTCCAGGGGGTCGTGATCTGCATTACGCGCAATTCCTGCGGGTTTATGTAATCTGCATTTATTGCGTGTTCGTTTTGCTCCATTTGTTTCTCTTTCTGAATCTGCTGTTCCATGCGGATCTCTTTGCTCCATTACTCCACCCCTAAAGGGTGGTGGAGTGGAGTGGAGCAGAAAAGAGACTGATCAACTACTCCATTTACTCCATTGGAGCAGTTTGGAGCATGGAGCATATAGATCTGCAATTCTTACGCATTGTCGTTTTCCGGCAATTTCACCATGCCATCCTCGACGAACAGGTAGTTTTTTGCGGATAAGCTATCAATACACCTGGACACATCGCGCTTGCGATTGTCCCTTTTCCCGCCAATCGGCGGTGCCAATTGCGCTGCGGCGGCCTCAATAAGCTCGGGTAAAGCCATCTTTTGGTCAGTTCCGAGGCCGAAAACCTCGTTCAAAACCATCAGAATTTGACGCTCTTTAGGGCCGACTGTGGTGCCCTTCTCCTTGGTCGCCCGGCCGGTGTTGGTGTACTCAACGATGCAGCTAGTAATGTCGTCGCCGTCCTCATCCTCTCCAAGAATTACTGTATGCAGCTTAAAGCCGATGTTGGCGCCGTCCTGCCCATCCTTTAGCTTGGTCACAGAGATAGACCGCAGTTCGTCCGAGCGCAGCACCTCAAGCTCTACATCAGCGGCAGCACGAAGGCCGGACCAGCCTCGGGCGCCCTTGGAAGCGTCTTTGCCGCTGTGGTGGACGAGAAGCACCATGGCGCCAGTGTGACGATGAATGCGTTTGCACTCGGCTAGGGCCTTACCCACGTCCTCGCCGCTGTTCTCGTTCGCGCCAGGCATCACCTGGGCGAAGGTGTCCATCACGATCAGGTCGTAGGGCTCTTGCTTCTTTATGTCCTTTATAAGGTCGGTGATTTGCGCCGGCTCTAGAAGGTTCGGCGTTAGGTCGCTGATCACGTCCATGTCGACGTCGGAAGGCTTTATGCCCTGCTGATGGCAGTAGGCCTTGATGCGGTTCACGAAGCCGGCTACGCCTTCGGCTACGACGTAAAGGACGCGACCCTTGGTAACGCGCTTGCCGTTCCATTCGATGCCACGGCAGACAGCGGCGCACAGGTCGTAGGAGGCGAAGGTCTTACCAGAGCCCGATTCACCGAAAAGCACACCGAGGGTTGCTTTGGGCAAGAAGTCCTTGACGATCCATGAGACTGATCGAACCTGGCTGGCAAAGTCACTGTGCGAGCGGATGTTGAAGCGGCCTCCGACAGGCATCGGCAAAGCTTCAAACTCGTCCGGGGACGCGACTTCCAAACCGGTTTCGCCGCCCGAATCGCGGATCATCAGCAGCACGGAGCCCATGGTCGTGTATTCAGCACTGGCGTTGCGGCCGAAGGAAACCCACCGCTCCATGCCGTAAGCGCTGGAGGTGTACTTGGGAGACCTGGACGACCATTCGTCCCATATGTCGAAGCCGTCGCCTTCCGTTTCATGGTGCACGGCCATGCCGACGTTGCGCCACTCGTCATACGTCAAATCATCAGGCAGCTTGTTCAGCAGTTCCGTGATCTGTTCTGGCGACATGCCGAAAGTAGGTTTGCCAGCACCAACGCATTCCGCACGGACGCGCTCCAGACGTTTGAACCGGGTAGCGCAGAAAGCCTTAACGGCATCCGATAGCGGCGCAACGGTGTTCTCGTCGCCTGTAAGCTCGGTCGTATCGGTCACGTCACCCGTGAAGGTCACGAAACCCTTACCGTGGAACGTTTCAAAGCCGAACGAGTTATCGGCCGGCGTACTGTCCTTGCTGTCGGGCGACTCGCCACGCATGAAGGCGCGCACACCAGTTCCTGACGGGCTTAGCTCGGCGTAGGTGCCGATCGTCAGTTGTTCGACCCGCGGATCAATAACGCCATTAGCGACGCAGTTGTCGAAGTCCAGCGCAGTAATGCCGAACTCGGGCATAAGAGCCAGGCCGACACCGGCGAAGTCATGCAGATCAGCGACGCGCTTGGCCTCTTCAAAGGTTACAAGAAGGGCGCGATCTTCGGGAGTGCCATGGGCGTGTTTGCGTACTGGTCCGGAAACGTAGTAGGGCATCTTCAGGGCTTTAGGCCGATCCGGGCGTCGCACCCATCGCCATACCAGCCACCCTTTCAGCTCCCGCAGTGCGGCAGGCGCCTGCAGGTGCTCGAATTTCTTAGCCATCTTCGCGGCTCCCACAGCTTATACATCCGACGAAAAGTTAGGCTCTGCCAAAACGGATGCGTATTTCGGATTCATCAGTTCAGCCCGGGGAATGCCATACAGCGATTCGAACTCGGGGATGCGGTTCAGGGGTACATAACCCTGGTCGGCCCATTGCTGGACGGCCTGGGTAGAGACGCCAACGCGTTTGGCGATGTCGGAGAAGCTGCCCTCGATCAGCAAAGCGCGGAGCAGGCCATTGTAGGAGCGCGCTGCGTACAAGGTGTTTAGGAGTTTGCCGGAAGCGTTCTTGGCCAGGGCTTCTTCGATCAGGGTAGTGAGGCGCGAGTCGTCGATCTCGCCCGCGGACAGGTTAGCGCCGAAAACCTTTTCGGCTTGCTCTAGGTTCTCAATACCGATCTTAGCCGCCTCGGTACGGATCGCCTGCTCAGCCTCTTTAGGATCGACCCCCTTGAAAGCCAGGCGCACGGCTGTATGCGCGATAGCGCGAAGGATGCTGCTGTCACGGAATTTGGATTCTACTTTTCTGCGAGTTGCCATTTCATAACCTCAGTGGTGCGTAGGATGTTCCGCATGATAAGGTTGATTAAGGTTTAAGACAAGCATTACCGTTCGTCAAATAGCACTAGACAATACAAGTGACTGCTTGTAATCTACCTACATCGAAACGCAAAACACAACGGAGTGACACGACCATGTACGAAGTCAACGGCACCAAGTTCACCGGCTACATGGCCGCAATCGAAGCGGCTAAAGCGATCGGCGCAGAGGTTTACGAAGTACGCGAAGATGGCAGCAAAACCCGCCGTTGGGCTCCTGCCGCTGCGGTGTCCTCTAAAAAGATCCGCGTTTACAACGAACGCCAAGCGGCTTACGCAGCGCAAGAAGCTCAGAAGAAATCTCGCTAATAATTCCGCCCGGCGAAAGCCGGGCAACTTGGAGCCCCACCCATGAAACGCCTTTTAATCGCACTTACCCTTTCCGCAACCCTTTCCGGGTGCTCGACCATAATGAACGACCGTATGACCGACGTGCAGGTCACGTCCGAGCCAAGCGGTCAGCACTTCAGCATTACCGACGAAGATGGTCAGCCAGTCGCTACAGGCGTAACGCCGGCTCACGTCACCCTGGACGCTGCAGCGGGGTTCTTCGACGGGCAGACCTACCAGGTGGCATACGATCAAGGCCCGACCGTGGAACTCGACTCGCGCACCACTGGCTGGTACTGGGTCGGCTTCTGCATCACCGTAGTGTCGGGCCTGATCGTCGACCCGCTGACCGGCGATATGTTTTCGCTTCCTGATAACGTGAATGGGGTTTACCAATGAAAATCCGTATCGAAGGCCGCACTGCGGAGGTACTGGCCGAATACTCGCCGTACCTGTCACTCGGGAAGGGGTACGAGGTTGAAGAGCACGATGGTCAGTTTGTGACGTTCAAAGGAGACCATGGCCGAGAGGTAGCAGAGTGGTTGCCTAGTGCTAATCACCTACCCGAAGGCGCGAAAAGGGTAGAGGTGACGGAATGAAGGAATTTCCATACAAAGCTTGGCGTATTACGCCGTCATTTTTCATCGAGGAAGTGACCCTCGTTTCTTCAACCCGCTACGGCTCACACGTTTCAGATAAGGGGAAATGGTACGCACCACTAAGCGACCTGTTTGACACCAAAGACGCCGCGAAGCATACCGCGTTGCTCCGTCTCGAAGAGCGCCGAGAAAGAGCACAGAAGACACTGGACGCCGTGCCTAGACTTTTAGCGAACCTAGAGAAATGACCCTCCTATGCCCCAAGTGCGGTAACCCGGACGTGATACGCATGAGCAGCCTGCGCATTATTCATTGCCCGGATTGCCATACCGAATCACCCTGGCCGTTGAAGGACGGCCAGAAGCCTTTGATCAATACGAACCGAGGAGATCGGAAGAAATGATAAAAATCAACGAAAGAACCTACCTGGCCGCGCACGCCATCAAGTCAATCCGTCATGTAACGCCGACCGAAGATGACCTTCTCGATTACATTCTCGTCAGCACCTTTGACGGAGAGAACTATCAAGCTGAGCTGGAAACCTGGCAGAGCTTCGATCAAAAGCTATACGAATTGGTCGAAGCAGTTCGCGCGGATTCGGGCGTCTTGTGAAACCCTAACCGTTCGTCGGACCTACAAGCAATCGCAAGTTTCGTGTTGTATAGTGGCGTCACACAGTAAACGAATAGGAGAAGGGTGATGGAAATTAAGCGAGTGCAAACGGAGCGAGGCTTTAGCCTTATCCAATTCGAAGATCGCTACGGCGCGATTTGCGATATCCAAGAAAGTAGCCTGGCTGAGGAAGCAGCTATCTGGTTCGGTCCACATGACGCCGATCCTCAAGTTATGCACGCCGACGCGGCAGCCTGCGGCGTATCGACTTCGCAGAATTACGGTTGGGTAAAGTACCCGATCCCGAAACAGGTTCTGTTAAACACCCGGATGCACTTAACGCAATCTCAGGTTGCCGAGCTTCTGCCACTGCTCCAGCACTTCGCTGAAACAGGAGAACTGCCGTTGTGAACCGCTTCAAACCCAATCAGACCGTCCGCATTAACGACACGCAGAGCGCGTACCACAAGTGCCTGGCGCGTGTGGTGAAGGTCGGCCAGAAGAGCTACGACGTGGCCAGAAGAGCTACGACGTGGCCGTAGGGCCTACCACTACGCGCGTCGTCCCCGAACAACTGCTAGGAGTACGCAAGCCGTGAACGAACATGAAGCTGAAGTGTGCGACGACCTCGACGCCAGTATCTTCACCGGTGATTCATTCTATGATGAAGAAGCGTTGCGCGAACTGGAGCACTACCTAGCGCGCTGGACTCGTGAAGCCGCTCGTATCCGTAAAATGCTATCCGATAGAAATGGGGCAGCCCCCTGGCTAAGTATTGATGAGGTTGTCCCACTGGATGGGGAGAAGGTTTTGTTTATAGACGGAGCCCGAGTGGTAGTCGGGACTTACATGACCTTACCTCATTCCTCTCATTTCCTCGACCACGAGGGTAATGATATCAAGGGTGTGACCGACCGGATGTCGCAACCTAAAGTCCCACGGACTCAGCCATGATCACCCGCGCACAGGCTGAAGCGTTATTGACCCTGGCCGAGTCGCTGGAAGCGTGCGAGCGCTTAGGCGTAGAGATTCAGGTATCGGGTCGAGATTCAGGTATCGGGTCGAGATTACGTCTCCCTGATATTCGGGCAGTTTGGCGACTGTTTGGACCTTACCGATTTCTATCAGTTGACCGGCAAATGCGTTCGTCTATACGTCGATTCTCGTCTACCCACAAGGACTAACAGCCATGAGCCACCCCGATCCTGATGAAATTCCGTTGATGATAATCACCGCGATTCTGTTGGTGGCTCTCATCTGTACACACCTGTGAGGGTATTGACATGCTCCTACCACCCACTACAGCACTCGCACCATGGCAGCCCGGGCTTTGGATCACGCAGACGGGTTACGCGCTAACACCGGCCGACGTAGCCGCCGGTACCAAACAAGGCTCTAAGCGTCGCGCCGACATGTACGACGCGATGAAAGAAACGACTCAGATAATGGAAAAGGTGATGAGCAAATGCATATCGATTGGAGCAAGGCGCCGGAAGGGAGTACACATTTCCACCCTGCCAACTATGGGTACGTAGAGCACTGGGTAAAGAT